AGTTCGCAAATCGGATCGGGCGGAATTGCTCAAACAAACGCCAGCAGTAATGGGAATGCAGCTACTGGATATGGATCAGGAGGTTCTGGAGCTAATAGTTACAATGGAGGTGGAGCGCAGACAGGAGGAGCAGGAACTAAAGGTATCGTAATCATCACGGAGTATATCACATAATGACAACAAACAACAACCGAACAGTTCCAGTATCATTAGACGCTCTTGCAGTAGGTCGTAGTAGTACAAATGCATTTCTTACTGTATTCGAAACACGTAATCCTAACACTGGCGATGTAAATTATTCCATTCAGACACGCTGGTATAATACTGCATTAGAAAGTGAATGGATACTCACTGGGTACAGCGTTATAGCAAATGTCAAGACAGCTATTTGGCAGCCCATAGGTACGTCCGCTTTAGCGGCAACTGAGTTCCTATCTGGAAATTCCGGTGGTCTCGTAGGCGTCGATTCAAACAACAATATAAATGTAGTTGGTGACGGTACAACGATAACTATCGCGGGAAATCCGTCCACTCACACCTTAACAGCAAGTCTTCCTTCAACTTTTTATTCAATGGGAACATTTACGCCAACACTGGCATTTGGCGGAGCTTCAGTCGGCATTACTTATTCAACTCAAATAGGTGAATATACAAGAATTGGAAATGTCGTTTTCATCCAAATTACTCTCGTATTAACCAGCAAAGGATCTTCAACTGGCAATGCTACCATTCAAACACTACCGATTTCTTCAGGTGGTAGTTCATTTAATGATATGGGATTAAATGTGGCAAATGTGACTCTTACATCTGGAGAAAGCTACGCCTATACTCATATTTTTCCGGCAGGTTCTGTCATACAGATTTTTCAAGCGGGAACTGGAGGAGTAACTTTGACAGATGCAAACTGTGCAAACAATACCGTTCTTACTGTTTACGGTTCTTATTTCACTTCTTGAAAATATTTTTCGGCATCTTTTTTAATTTTTAGGAGATGTTCATCTTCTGGAAGCCTCCTAATCCATTCTATTACATCTTGAAGAGAGTAGAAAATAAAATTGCTTATCTCCATATCTCTAGAACCACGATATATTATCCTAAGTGGCTTTTTCATAAGTCAATCACACCACCTCATGCATTCAACAAAATTATCGACTTCATGGAATGCCGCTTTCATCTTTTTTGGTATTTTTTTTCCATCTTTGAGTTCAATTCTATAGACTAAATATGTCTTCATGAAAAGCTTCATAAGCTGATCTTCATAAAGGCAGTTATTGCTTTCATCAATTAGCTGCTGACCGATTTTTTCCTGGGCATCGTAGAAAGTGAACCATTTAGACTTAAATTTCCACTCGTGAAAGGGCTCGTTGATAGCTATAAATGGTAATGCTGATGCAAAAATGACCATAAAACTCTCCTTTAATGAGAGTGATCATTACACCTTTTGTGGTTTTCGTCAAATCTCATCACGATGATACCATCACCCGATTCTTTGATAACCATCTTACTGAATGAAGCCTCGATCTCATAGTGGAGAAACTTTCGAAGTTCTTCCCTAGAAGATTTCCAATCTTTCTTAAATGCGAACATCTTGGAATATAGAGTATATCGTCTTATCGCATCTCTGAATTGCTCATGAATGTCTTCGATGTAATCTTCTTGATCTTCAAAAACTTTGCATGATGAATCTTGTTCCATACCGATCCTTTGATGTTTAAATTAATCCATATACATGGTAGGGGTTATTTACAACCATAGGAGATATTATGCCCTTAGTAAAAGGGAAAGCGGCCAAAAGTAAAAAAGGAATTTCGGAGAATATCAAAAGAGAGATGCAAGCGGGAAAAGGTCAAAAACAAAGTATTGCGATTGCTTATAGTGTGGCTGGAAAATCCAGAAAGAAGAAAAAATAGATTTTCAAAAGTTCCTTACCATAAAAATGTTATATACTTTCTTTGAATGATAAGAGACTGTAAAGATTGACTACACTCAAACCAATTTTATATAATAAAATTCTTTTCCTAATATATTTTAGCATAAAAAGATGTGCCCCAACATGACATAAAACACATTATCAGACGTTAATATTTAGGGGGTTATGTTATAATAATCCAATGGATAGATTTAATGAAATAGACGATTTTATTGATCGAGCAAAAAAGGAAACCGTTCGACAAGCCGAGAAAAATGATGTTGAACAATATTTGATTCGAAAGAGAGTTAACGATTATCACAGATTTACATCAAAAACCAAATCCATAACTAAAAAATATGAAAAAAGTGAAAAGGGTCGGCTCATGCGAAAGCGAAGAGCTTCTCTGAAAAATGTTGGAGAGATCAAGGACTTTTATCATAACAGGCCAGAAGGTTATCATGTGGATCATATCATCCCGCTCGCATTGGGAGGAAAACATGATATTGAGAACTTACAATATCTGTCTCCATTGGAGAATCAAAGGCGGTCGAAAAACAAAATCACCACAAACGATAAGATAGCATTGATCCGCAATCGCTTCATTCGAAAATTATGATATCAGACGATAAGGAATTTCTTTACTCTTTTTCCTTCATCGCAATTCTATATTCTCTTTTCCAGGATTCCAAAAGGTTTTCGAACATTTCAACTGGGATATCTAATAATTTATTCACAGCAAGAATGTATTGTCCGCATGCTTCCTGCATTACATTTAAATCCAAATTGTTAATTTTTCGCATATCATCAATGAGATGGACTGCTTTCATGATTGTTTTTTTTAACTCTTCAAAATCTTCTATATGCATTATTCGCATTCTTTTAAGGTTTCAAGTTTATTGTTCATAGCGTCTCATTTGAATGTGGATCGTCTATTTTCATCACATCAACCCCAGTATAAAATTTAACATTCCCAAGAAATCCCTTAGCTAAATTTAACGCTGCCCTCTGAATTTCCATTGGATCTTCTGAAATGTACATTTTGACCATCAATGCTAGAATATGATTCATAGCTGAAAGAGTCAGGTTGCAATTTGTTTTCTCTGTAATCGGAGCTATCGCTTCCATCATTTTCAAGATCAGAGCTTTCAATTCCTCAATCACATGATCCGGAATGTCTTCAGTTTTGTAGAGGTTCATTAGCTTCATTCGTACCATTAAGCAGAACTCCTTTGTATTCTAACATTTGGTCTACCATTCTTTCTGTTTCTCCCATAACGAACTGGATGTCTTTATAAGAGCGTTCTAAGATTTTGGAAGAAAGTTTGGGTAAATTAGGAATTTTTTCATGAAGTAATCTTTGTGCTTCTTTCATACTGTTTTCCATTCCTGGTGCTATATCCATAGAATGAGAACAGTCAAATCCAATAACAGCTCTGTCATCTATCGTTCTTTCTCCAAAGGTTATACCACCATGAACATCAATGGGAAGTTCAAAACATCCTTTCATGTTTGAAAACTTATTTCCGAAGCATTCATGTGTTTCCATGGGTTGATCAAAGGGATGACCTTTAGGAACGAAACAATATCCATTTAGAGCGCCGAAATCGTTCCTTTTAACAAAGCATTGAATTCCTTTGTATTTCCACTCGACTCCATCAGGCTCTTCAATCCAAGGCCCCTCCCCCCATTTTTCAATCTTTTTAGATTTTTCAGCATAATGCTCTTTAACTTCGGATCTTTCATTCATTTTGTTTCCCTCCCAAAAATGTAAACTAAAACGATTGCAACGCAGATACTCGTTATGGAATAAAACACACAAGTTGGCCAATCAATGATCATTTGTCTCCTTCTTGGGTTTCTCTGTTTCTTTATTTAGAGCAACAATCACTTCATCGATCTTTTCTTTCCCTTCGAATTCGTTCAGGATAGCGTATAATTCGCCTATTTCTTTGATGGTGTAGTATTTCTTCACAGCTTATCCTTAATTTCCTCGCAAATCGTCTGAATTGTCCTAAGCCTGCACCAATGGTCGAATAGGAATATGAATGTGATGGCGAAAAGAGTAACGAGGATGGCAAATCTGGTGGGGAAGGTCATTATTCCGCTTCGATCTTGGGTGTAGGGGGGATGTAATTCCATTCGTCTATCATTCTGGCGACTCCGGTAATGGCATCCAATGTGTCGCAGTTAAAATCTCATATAGATATTTATCATGTTCGAATATACTAACTTCATTTACGAAAGCCCAGACACCCATCTGAGGACTTTTGATATAAGCGACTTTATCAAATTCAATTGGTCTTTCCTGAATAATAATCCATTCAGCTTTGCTCATTTTGCTTTCTCCCATGTATCATCTAGAATTTTAACTATATCGTCTTCTAGCTTTTTTCTCCTTTTTTCCGGATAAGCATCCAATTCTTCTTGGCTATTAAATTTCATGTCCGCTGCTTCTAATGCCATCATAGACCCATGAGCAGCGGATATCATCATTAGAGCTTTGAGATGCAAATAAGCGAATGATCTTTTTTCTTCTGATTGACTAGACATTTATTTTAATAAATCCCCTTGTTCTGCCTTAACATCGACTGCCTTCTTCTCTCCGGCAATTTTTTCGTCTACCCATTTTAGATAAGACTTAGAAAATCTGTCACTATGTTTTAATGCCTGAGTAATAGCGTCTTCGATCGGTTTCTTGCTGGTTTCGCAGATATGCTTGAGGAAGTCATTGAGGTCGTAGTCCATGTTCTCTATGGGTTTAAAGGCATCTTTGAATTCTGGAGTGTTGTCTACAGTAGTCTCTTGAGAAATTATCGCTCCATTCGCTTCATTCAAAGCTTGAGCCATCTCATCTACCGTGTAGATATTGCCAAGATCGGCAGGGAAAGCCTTTCTTAATGCTAAAGCTTCCGCGCACTTTGCAAGTTGATTATGTTCGGACTGTTTCCAAAACTTTGTCGGTTCTTGCTTTCCCGTATCTTTATCTTTAAAAGTTTGAACATATTCGTTGTAAAAAGCGGTTGCTCCAACTTCATGCCAAGTACCATCGGATGTTAATTTTTTAACATAAGATGTAGCAGAAAGAAGCATTCCGTCCTTATCGTAATTAAATGTTGGCTCTCTTCCAGGGGCATATTTCCCTGTTCTGTCTGCCAATAATCTATAACCATCGATTGAAACCTGGAACGTGAACACCGTTTTCTTTAACTTATAATCCTCTCTCGGTATCGCATGGATCTGCTTCATCTCAGGACTTAAGCCTGTTCTTTTGCAAATTTCTTCGAATAGAACAAGCTCATCATCGGAAGCGCCCTTCATAAAGGTTCTCTTCCAAAGCTCGATTCTCTCTCTCCATTCGTCTTCTGAAGCCTTTGTCTTAGGTGCCATTAAATATTTAGACATTCTTCCATCCTTCCTTTTCGTGTATAATCATCTTCTATAAAATATTTCTGATCGACAAGCTTTTTCCTCTGCTTTTCTAATTCCACGATAAGATCGTCAATCTCATCAATCTTGCTCCAGATCGCCTCTAATTCGATCTCATCTTTACTCAGTCTATAGTTAGGAGTAGCCATTATTTCCTCCTAACAACAAACTTCTTATCCTTGACAATCTTGATCCCAGGAATATCTTGTATCCCCAAGTCAATATGCTTTTGAACTGCTTTTTCGTCGATGATCCAATATTGATCCGGGATCAACTTCGCATCCACAACTTCAAACGTTAGCACATCTTTGTAGAATGTCGTCGCCTTAGAGCTTTGAATATTCCTAGATTCATTAGGAATGACGATATCGACACCCAATTGCCTGGAAAGCTCCTTAACCGATTCCTCAGCAGCCTTCGTTTTCTCTGCCTCTTTAGCGTGATATGTCGCTATTTTGACAGTTATGGAGTGTTCTGCTTGAGAAAGGATCTCTTGAAGTCCCTTGGCTGAGTCATTGATCATTTGTACAATTCTGCGAGAAGGTTCAATCGCTTTCTTCCTTAGCACCTCAATTGTTTTATCTAACGTACGAATATCCGCAGTGATATCGAGGGCCGATGTACAGCCTTGCGCATCTTCTACCGTTACATTCTTGGCCATTAAAGAGAGCTTGCTAATTTCCGGCAAGAACTTCTCTATTTCCGCAATCGCCGGGAAGCGATCATCGGGCAGCACTTCTAGATTATCTTTTAATAAATCCAAGAAATCTGTATCGTGTTGTGTATCATTCATTGGCTAACTCCATTGTTTGACTTTTCTGGTATATAAAAATCCTGGCCCAACACTCGTAATGTTGGGCTTTTTTTATCCTCGTTTGTATTGCTCTCCAAGATATCTTAAAAAAATATCTAATTCTTCTGCTGACATGTTTCCGTTTCGAGACATAGATAAAATTAATTCAGACATAGCCAGTATAGCTTCATCTGGACGGACATGATTAAACTCGAAGAATTCTATCAAAAGGTGTTGAATCTTCGGTGAGATATTTCTCATTTTTTCAATGTAATTTTCAGGAAGCTTCATTGTTTTTCCTTTAGTTTTTGTTGTTCAAATAAACGTATGCATTGTACCACGAAATAGCAGACGCCATTAGGGTGTCAGTTATAGTATATTTGTGAACTTTTGGGAACCCTCCATCAGGGTCAAGTTGCACGAAAAGGGTTGTTTTTTCAACCGGAATCTTGTTAACCGTCGCCAGAAGATGATACAAAGCTCCCTGGAGAGGCCATTTAACAGGGTCGGCAGAAACGGTGCACTTGAAGTCGGTTACATATAACATACCATCAAGCTCGATGACCATATCAATACATCCGGTTAGCTTCATAGCTTCGTGGTAAAGTCTTTTCTCGTTGAAGGACGGAATAAATTTAAGATCCTTCTCCCACTTAAAGTAGGACGCTAAATAGCCATCTTCCTTGGCGCTTACAGGAATAAACTCATCTCGGCAATGAGCTGCTATGGCTGCGTGGACAGAGGTTCCTAGATCAGCCTTCCGTTGAAGGACTCCTTGGTCTATAGCCTGCATAGGATAGTGCCACTTGCCATCAGCGTCCTTTGTGGGGATCATGGATAGGATTGAGCTTACGCGTATCCATTTGGGGTCTAGTTCAGTCATTCAAACCTCACGATTTCAATAGTAACTAAAACACCACGAATAGCAAAGGCAAGCCCTAGCCATTGAATCCAATTCAGATCAAAAATAAAGGCAATCCCAAGGGCAAAGAGTGCAACCTCAAAAATCATCCAAATGGCTTTCATGTCCATATTTCTTCCTTTTCCCCTTGACTATAACACCAAGAGGAAAATATAATCAAGAGCAAAAGGAAAAAAATAAAACATATGGGAATCAAAGACTGGCTTAAGAAAAACAAAATGCGTCCCTATACGCTTTCTAAAATCGCGGGAGTAGCTCCCTCTACTATATGGAATCTTTTAAGAAGTAGGCCAGCCAGAGCCGAAACCGTAAAAAAACTCGTCGAGTCTACTAAAAACTTCAAGATACCTATCACACATGATTCGTTTCCAAAGGTTTATAATCCTGGGACATTTGAAACCATTTCAGGGCCTGAACTTTTCAAAAGATTAATGGACAAGAAGCTTAAGAAATAAAAAAGGAGCGGTTTTCGCCGCTCCCAAAGGAATTCTAACAAAAAAGGTTGTTGCATGTACAATCCTCAGGATATTTTGAGACGGAATTTGTGACAAGAGAAATATTTAAGTGGATTTTTAGGGTTTTGTGCCGGTAGGATAAACTCTAGAAAGGAAATTTGGAGCCTGTATGAGATTCAAAGATTGGGTCAAAAAGAGCGGGTTGAGCCTGCGCTCGCTTGCAAAATCATTGGGAATTACTCATTCTATGATAAGGCATCTTATGAATGAAAAGCCTCCAATGATAATTACAATAAAAAAGCTTATTGAACTCTCAAAAAATATGTCACATCCCCTTAATTATGAGATGTTCCCTAAGGCTTTTCTTCGGGGTTATTCTAGGGTTGTCTCGGGCAAAGAACTAATGGAGCTTCTCAGGAAACCTGAAAAATGAAGAAAAAATTTCTGGCTTTTTAGTAAAGAGGCTGGTTAGGATAAACTCTATAAAGCACGAAGGCCCCGACAAGCGGAGCCCCCTAAAACAAGATATTGAAAAGTGATATTCTCAGTATCTTAATTAGGGTCTTTATTTTCAAGCAACGAAAATAAAAACTTGTCGAGTTTCTTCCCAAACCATCAGGAGAAGATTTTATGTTTCAAATACCTGCACCAAATTATACCCAAACCCCTAACGCACTCTTTGATGAATGGCTTCCCAAGCTCGGCATGGCGGAATTAAAAGTTTTAATGGTCATCATGCGAAAGACCTTTGGATGGCATAAAGTCCGAGATCAGATAAGCCTTTCTCAACTTGAAGAAATAACAGGTCTAGAACGTCGCCATGTTTTGAAGGGCGTTAAGGGTCTTGTCGAAAAGAATCTAATAACTAAAGTCGTCGAAGGAAAAAACGGGGCGCAAAAGACTTATTATGAGCTAGTTATCACAGATGATTCAAATAATTCTTACCAGTGTCCTAATGACACCCCCACCAGTGTCCTAAAGACACCCACAAAAGAAACTCCTACAAAACAAATAAATACAAACGTTAACGTTCCTAAGAGGACGGAGAGGAACGTTTGCATAAATGAATCCCTAAAGAAAATAGGAGGGCTTGATGATAAAGCCAAAGAATATGCTTCACTCTTTGCCACCGAACATGAAATTCAGGATACATTGGAAGCTTGCAGATATCAGGAAAAGAAAAGAAAGATACCCAATCCATCAGCATATTTTCTGGGGACTCTGAAAAACAAAATGAAGGGAAGGAGATCCGCATGAAAGACTTCGAAAAAGGAACATGGTATTACATTTTCAAAGATGGCGTCAAAGAACACTATTACAATCACCCCAAAGCTCCAAAAATAACAATCGATGAGATGGGTTTTTCACACCAAAGACATATTCCAGCACCAGGTGTTTACACTCGTAGACGTTGCGCCTGTGGTATTCAGCATGCATGGAATGCGGAAGGGGAGCAAACATTCAAGATTTATCAAATGCACATAGCAACAAATGATTTTGGAGAAAAAATGTATATGAATACAAAGAAATGCAAAAAATGTGATGAAATTCTTATGTTAGAATTGGAGGAATGAGATGGAATTTAAAAACCACGAAGATCAACAAGCATTTGAACTTTGGGCTTTTGGAGAGACTGGAGTTAGATATGGCGAACCCTTACTTCACACATGGAATTCACGGCACGGAAATAAGCTTTGGGTCATTCCATCAGAGAAAATAAGCGATTCCATGAAAAAGATGTATGAGCTATATGTCAATTCTACCAAAGGATCAACCGCATGACCCTCCATCAAGCCAAGATTAAACTAGTCAAATGGTGTAAAGCCGTAGTTTTGAGAAAGTCAGTCTGTCCGTTCTGTAAGGAAATCTTTAATCAGAGAAGTCATCCTAGAGTTAAGAGGAAACGGTAATGGATCGGAAAATGAGAAAGCAGGTGGGCAAACCTCTCAAGAAAGCCGAGAAGCTCGTCCATAAAGCAGAACGAGCCAACGCAAAACTTGCAGACTACGACGAAAAGGTCAGAGATCCTCTAATTGCCAAAGCCAAGAAAATGAAGAGACATTGTAAATAATCTCTTTAAATGTTATGGGTTAATTTTAGGGACTACCCCTCAACCCGGAGGTTGATTATGGTTTCTAAAATAATCTCATTACTAATAACACTACAACTAACTACTTTAGTTGCACACGATAATTTTAACCAAATTAGCGCAAATGTTGGATCTAATGGCGTAGATTCATCTCATTTGAGATTTAACCATCAATCATATTTTTATATCCCTAACGGTGACGCTTTCATATTGGATCTGGCGCATTCACTATGCCGAAATCATATCCAAAACGAAGCTGGACTATCATATCGTACATTCGCAGGAAAGGTAGGATTAGGGGCTAATATCTATTATATGAACATGAACCATCCCGGAGCCTTCCTGCATCAATTAAGCCCTGGAATTGAGGCTATGTACAAGGATTTGCACGTAGCATATAATCTGTATCTGCCAACTTCTCAGAATAAAAAGGCCAGAAATGGGATGATCTATCATAATCCGGTTTCGGAATTCGGCCTTAGATATATGATCAGGAAGGATATAGGCATTGCATTGCTTCCATTCATTGATCATAAAGATAAAAGTTGGGGGCTTAATTCAAGATTAAATTATACACTTAATGATCGGTTTGAGTTTGGTATAGCCCCTTATTTCAAAAAAGAGGGAAAGGGATGTCTTTTCTCTTTCGGCATCAACTTTGGTGAATCTAAAGGCATGAAACAAGCGCTTAGGTCAAATTCCTTTAAGTATTCACTCAAACATTTTCAACCAAAAATTGCGAAAATATACGTTCAGATGCCGATCATTCCGATTGTTGTTCCTGATATAGAATATCCTGAGCTAAAGCTGATCGAAGAAGATGAGATCCTGCCTGAAAATGTTGAGCAAGAGGAATTAGAGGTAATTGCTCCGATCGAGAATCATTCCGTTCTATATCACGAAATGATTGAGGAGATCAAAGAGCCTGAAAAAAAGCCTGAAACGTGGTTTAACTTCTTTCCATTCAGGGATATAAAAAGATCAGAGGTTAATCTTTCGGCTATGAGAAAGGATGATTTCTTTTTAGTAGCACCTTGGGGAAAGATATTAAATCCAAACGTACATATGCCCGGAGATTTGCCGGGCATGTTAGTCTAAAACGTTTGACAATAATTTCTATTATAATCATGAAAGGCTTTCGCGAGGTATCATGATAATTCACGGCGATTGCTTAGATGAGATGAGAAAGATGGCAGATAACTCCATTTCTGGGATTGAATTCATACATAGAGGGTGTTACAATACATCTCCTAAAAAGAGGAGATTTATTAATGAAAATACCCGAACTTCAATTAGGCAAAGCTGGGGAGTATTTGGTTTGCGCCGATCTGATTTTAAAAGGATATATTGCCTTCCCTTCCGAACAGGGATTGTCTTATGACGTTGTTGTCGATGATAAAAACACTCTTATTCGGATTCAGGTCAAAACAACACAGACATACCGAGCTGTTGGCCAGAGAAAGAATTATTGTCCTTCCTATTTATTCAATGCGAGAAGATGCGGCAAAGGTGGTCGACAATCTTATGAAAACACAGATATCGACATCATGGCTTTTGTTTGTTTGGAAGATAATATTATTGGATATCTCCCAGTTCATGAAGTTCGTCAAACATTGCATTTTAGGGTTAAGAAATACCAATACAAAACAAAGAATTTGTGTGGCAGATATTTGGAAGATTTATCAATTGAGAGGGCAATAAATGGACTGCAAAATAATCCAAGGGGATTGTCTGGAGGTAATGCGCTCTTATCCTGACAATTATTTTTCTTGTGTTTGCACAGATCCCCCCTATGGGTTATTATTTATGGGAAAAGGATGGGATCATGAAGTGCCAGGAGTCGAATATTGGAAAGAGTGCTTCCGTTGTATCAAACCAGGAGGCCATATCCTTGCCATGGGCGGATCTAGAACTTTTCACAGACTCGCTTTTGCAATGGAAGAATCAGGGTTTGAGCTTCGAGATACAATTATGTGGATCTACGGATCAGGATTCCCTAAGAGTCATAATCACTTCGGTATCAGCGGCTTCGGTACAGCCTTAAAACCCGCGTATGAACCCATCATAATGGCAATGAGACCATGCGATGGGACATTCAAGCAGAATTATGAGAAATGGGGTCAGGCTGGGATTAATATTGATGGGTGTAGGATTGAATGTCAGAAACCCCCATGCAATAATACGTCTTTTGTTTCTTGGAGAAATTTAGAAAATCGAAATGACATTCAACCGGCAAAACAAACTTATGACCAGTCAAAAGGCCGTTGGCCAGCAAATTTAATCTTGGATGAAGTCGCCGCCACTCAACTCGATGAGCAGAGTGGGGAGCTATCGGGGCCTAAAAAAGAAAGAATAGGAAGAAAAGGCGGCAAGGGCTTTGGCTTTTTCGATGATGAAAAAACAGCGAATATGAATTCCAGATGGCCTGGTGATTCAGGTGGGGGTGCATCCCGCTTCTTCTACTGCGCAAAGACATCATCGAGGGAAAGGAATGAGGGATTGGAGGGGATGCCTGATGTTCCTGGGGGTTCAAATGCCAAAGGATATACGCTCGATGTAGCCAATGGAAATGATAGAAACAAGCCGACCAAAAATTATCACCCCACAGTCAAACCCCTAAAACTCATGCGCTACTTAATCACCCTCATCATGCCACCAAAAGATGGCATATTACTCGATCCATTCGCTGGTTCTGGCTCAACGATTATCGCCGCGCATCAGCTAGGCGTCAAAGCCATTGGCATCGAGAAACAAGCCGAATATGTAGAGATTGCAAATAAACGGCTGGAATACTACATGAACACTAAAGAAGATAAAGACTTAGATCTATTTGATACAGCGGTTTAGAAATACATGCCAAGCGCACCTAAAACTATTAAAAGACCCAAGCATAGGCCATTGTTAGATATTGATTGGAATGTCGTTGATGATTTCCTTGAAACTGGATGTCCGACAACCAAAATTGCCGACGCAATAGGCGTATCTCCCGACACCCTTTATCGCCGTTGTGAAGAAGAAAAGGGTATGACTTATACGGCATATTCACAACAAAAAAGAACTAAGGGTGAAGCTTTATTATTTAAAGCGCAATTTGATAAAGCAATTGGTAGAGCAGACATTGGGGATAGTTCTCTTTTAATTCACCTTGGTAAAACTAGACTAGAACAGCGAGAAGCCGCCATCGTCACAGCAACCCCAGAACAAGAGAAGAACTATCGCACTGTCATCGAACAGCTTGCGGAATTACAGGCAAATAGGCAAAATCAATCCTCAGAAAAGAAAAATGAGGAGAATGCGAATGAACTCTGACATGTTTTTCACCTACTGCATGATCGCTATTTGTGCCATAGATAGTCTAATTGTGATTTGTATATGGCTAATTTCACGTCGACTGAACTCAATTCAGAAGCAAAACGGCTACATCATGGACGAGTTAAATAACATGAGGAACGATGTTGAGTATAAAGCATCCGAAATCGGGTCTCGTTTTGAAGATATAAAAGAGCGACTTATATTTCTTGAATCATCAGCTCTCTACACCATGCCTATTGAGCCAGCACAACTCAATCCCCGAAGTGCTGCGGCCAGAGAGGTGTGGAAGCAAAGGAAGATGAAGAAGTTGGAGAAAAAGGAGTGAGTAAAACTTGCATAAACCATCCGAATATTCCGGTATATGTATATGACAAGCTGTGTGAATCTATTTGGTGTGAGCTATGCTTTGATATAATCAACAAATCATATCAGGACGCGTATAAAATTTGGAGCGAACACTTTGAGGAGAAGAAGAAGGTCGAACAAAACCCACTCCCTCAAAACTGCACGTTCTGCAATAATCCCGAATCGTTTCTTTCCGTAAATACGTGTTGCACTGGATGTAGCAAACTTCCCGTGAGCAATACAAAGGAGGAAAAAGGATGAGAATGGATGAAGAAAAAGTCCTAAAAGCAATGGCAAATTATTGTTTGATGGAATGTATGCGAAACGAAGTGATTTATGGTATATTTTGTTTGGATAAAGACATTCCTGAAGATGTTAAAGGGTCTGCGATTCAGCTTGTGAATCCGGAGAAGAAGGATGGATAACATAGATATCATTTCCAATGTAGGAAAATCCTCCTTTAAAAGGCGTTCCCCACAGAAGATTTAAGTTTTTCATTCTTTCTTCAGGTGTTTCACCGAGATCTTTGTAAGCTGGACTACATAACTTACAGCACATTTTCCCTTCAAAAACAGTATCACAATAAAATCCATTTCCACACGGACATTTTTCTGGAACATTCGAAGTTGTTCGGTTTTCTTGCATTTAAATTAATCCTTTTATATATCCAAATTTATCGTTCGCCATCGTAAATGGCATCTCGCCGGCCGCGTTAAAGCCATTATATCGCTGAACTGCGTTACGTTCAACCGATGTATCTGAAAACGGACTGTAGTACGTCATCGTCCACGGATCAATACGTCAATAACATTCAATCCATAAGGATTAGAAATGTCTATTACGACAACTGGCAATTTAGGCCCATTGATCTTGCAAAGCTTAGCTCCTGCAATGCTCTATGTTCCTACGCCAACAATGAACTATATTACTATTTGCGACAAAGTTTCGATGCCCTCCAATGGTGGGACGACTTGCCGCTTTATGAGGCCAAGAGCCTTACAACCGCCAACTATCCAGTTGGGAAATTCTGGGATTGACCCCCCAGCACAAGTGCCACAAAGAGACATCATTGATGCTCAAATGGCGTTTTTCGGTCGATTGCAAAATGCTGATAGTGAGTTACTTGCAGCATAACCTGTGCCGAAATAGTTGATGGTTTGCGACAGGATGTATCATCAACGAGCAAGTGATCCTAAAATAAAAATTTGACTTGTGGGATCACTGTTTTAATGTTGTAGGTTAGGATGATGAAGATTAGGACGAATATGAAGAGATTTAAGCTCCAAATAGCAACGATGACGAATAGCAATGTCTGCCTCGGGTACTTTTTGTATACCTTGTTTACCTTGTTTCGCTTGATTTCTATACGTGCCTCGAATCTCATACATTATTTCAAATTCTCTTCGTTTAATGATGGAATATGGAATCAAAAGAGTGCAGAACTCTCTGATTCTATAGATAGGACAATACCATCTCCAAATGGGCCTTCGAATAACACCAGACTTTTTGTCGGTGGGAATGGATCGGATAATTCCGTCTATTCTTTCTTGAAGCCATGTAAGGAGTTTCATCTCGGTGTTTGTAACCGCGATGTATGTCTGATAGATTGGGCTTTTGCAATCTTTGGCTCTTGTAATGGGCCTAGATATATGAATAGACCCTTCTCCATCCATAATTCCTGCGAGGTATCCAATCTCTTGCTCAGAGAGGGTTCTTCCGTAAAAATCAGTCATGATTTACCTATACTGCATTATTGTGGAGCACTGTAACATATGCTACATATTACTGCAACCATTAAAGCTATAAATTCCGCTATATGCTGGAAACTCCTAAAGCTATCAGTACCAAAGTGTGAAAATCTGATAGATGAACAATGGACAATCAGCAGGGAAGGCCCAACTGGGAACCCTCAGAGACTACACGCGGAACACGAAAGTGAAGATATAGTCCGATCTTATGTGAGAGCATAAGAGATTAGCAGAAATGCCTAATCCCCTCGCAAGAGGAGTAACAATAATGTCAAGATCAAGAGGGTGTTTTAGCTTGGGTAAGCGAACGCTTAGCCGTAGCTATGCGTCAGGCTGAGGACTTGATTTTAAGAGATTATATTATAAGCGCAGCTAGCGAAATCAATGCCGGCGGCGGAACTAATGGTGACAATCCAACCAATCTCGGTGTATCCGACTTTAGCTTGGTTGCCACTACTTTAGATACCAATAATGCGTATAAATTTACGTCTGGTATCGAAGGAATGGATCGCTTTGGTACAGGCCCAGTCCGTTCAGCATACTTTATGCTGTCGTCTACTGAGCTGCAAACCGATATGGATGGCTTAACTGGTTCAG